GCGTACGTCGTCGCCAGCACCGGAACCTGCACAGATCGGCTTCCGGGACACGGTATTCACTTCCCGAACGTTGGTGCTGCCCAACGGCAGCCTGGTCGACGTAGCACAGGGCGTTGCCTCGGTGGATTCCTCCGATGCCGACGCGCTGGCCTACCTGAAAGCGCATGAAGAGTTTGAGCCCCTGGAGTAATCACGATGATCGGAATGGACCGCGAGACGGGCTTGCCCTTGTCGGGCCTCGATCACCTGCGTCAGTCCATTGCGGACATTCTGACCACGCCAGAGGGCAGTCGCAGAATCCGCCCGGAGTACGGCAGCAAGCTGGCCCGGTTCGTTGATTTGCCGGTCACGGCCGGTTGGCGCAGCGCGGTGCAAGCCGAGGTCAGCCGAGCCATCGGGCGATGGGAACCGCGGGTGAGGCTCGAGTCAGTGCGCGCTATATCGGTGATTGATGGACAAGTCACGTTCGCTTTGAAAGGTACGTATCAGGGCGATAGCTTCACGTTGGAGGTCACAGCATGAGTGCGGTGGATCTGTCGGCGCTGCCTGCGCCGCAAGTGCTGGAACCGTTGGACGTTGAAACCACCTATGAGGAAGCACTGGGCATTTTCCGGGACTGGATGGGCAACAACTGGAATGCCGCGCTTGAGAGCGATCCCGTCACGAAACTGATTGAACTGGGTGCTTACAACAAGCTCGGCAATCGCGCCCGTGTCAACGATGGGTGCAAGGCGTTGCTGCTGGCTTACGCTCGTAAATCTGACTTGGATCAGCTGGCGTTCAACGTAAACCTCAAACGCCTGGTGATCCAGGCGGAAGACCTGACGACCTTTCCCCCAACGGCTGAGGTGAAGGAAGAGGACGACGCGCTGCGCGAGCGTATCCAGCTGGTCTATGAGGGGCTGACTACTGCAGGCCCGCGTAACAGTTACATCCTGCATGCCCGGAACTCGTCGGGACTGGTAGCTGATGCCACGGCCGAAAGTCCGTCACCCTCGACGGTGGTCGTCACGGTGCTGGCTTTGAGTGAAACCGGCATTGCACCCCAGTCATTGCTTGACGAGGTGCGCGACTACCTGAGCGACGAGAACATTCGTCCGCTGGGTGATCGGTTGATAGTTCAGAGCGCTGAAATCCTGCCTTACAACATCAACGCGGTGGTGCACATGGTGGGTACTGGCTCGGAGAACGAGACCATTCTGGCGCAGTGCGAAACGCGCTTGAAGGCCTGGATCAATCCTCGGCGGCGTTTGGGTATTGAAGTGGCTCGCTCGGCCATCGACGCCCAGCTGCACATTGCAGGCGTTCGTCGCGTGGACCTGGGCGACTGGGTCGACATTCTTCCCAGCAAGTCACAGGCCGCCTATTGCAAGGGCTTCACGCTGACCAAGGGTGACTGACATGAAGAGTCTATTGCCCAACAGCAGTACACAGCTTGAGCGTGCCATTGAGGCTGCGATAGTCGATACCACGCCCATGCCATTGCGCACGCTCTATAACCCGGACACCTGTCCGGTGGAGTTACTGCCGCACCTGGCCTCGTCATGGTCCGTCGACCGCTGGGACGAGAAGTGGTCGGAGCCAGTCAAGCGTAATGCCGTCAAGGCTTCGTTCTATGTCCACGCGCACAAGGGCACCATCGGGGCGCTGCGTCGCGTGGTCGAGCCTTTGGGCTATCTGATCGACATCGTGGAGTGGTGGCAGCTCAACCCGCTGGGCGAGCCCGGCACGTTCCAGCTGAAAGTAGGCGTGCTGGACACCGGCATCACGGAACAGATGTACGGAGAGCTGACGGCGCTGATCGATGACGCCAAGCCTGTTTCCCGCCACTTGATCGGCCTTGCCATCAGTCTGGAAACCACCGGCAGCACCTACCTGAGCGCCTCTGTGCAAGAAGGCGACATCATCGACGTTTACCCACCGCAACAGCGAGACATTGTCGTCTCGGGTGTGATCGGTCGTGGCGGACGTGAAACAACTATCGACACCCTGGATGTGTATTCATGATCGATCAAAACTCGCAGTTTTACGCCATCCTGACCAACATCGGCGTCGCCAAACAGGCCAATGCCGATGCCCTGGGCATTGGCTGGAAGATTACCCAGATGGGCGTAGGCGATGCCAACGGCGCAGACCCGCAGCCGGACGCCAAGCAAAAAGCGCTGATCAACGAATGGCGTCGAGCGCCCCTGAATCAGCTCAAGCAGGACCCGACCAATCCGGCCATCATTATTGCCGAACAGGTTATACCGGCCGAAGTCGGTGGCAAATGGATTCGCGAAATCGGCCTTTACGATGCGGACAATGATCTTATTGCAGTCGCCAATTGCGCGCCGTCATTCAAGCCGCTGCTGGCTCAAGGCTCCGGCCGGACCCAAGTGGTACGCATGAATCTGATCGTCAGCAACTCAGCCAGCGTCGAGTTGAAAATTGACCCTAGCGTGGTGCTGGCGACTCAAGAGTTCGTGCTTAGCGAGCTGGCGCGGCAAGACTTCAAGCATTCGGTTCTCGTGGCAACCACCGCTAACATTGCGCTCAGCGGCCTGCAGACCATTGACGGGGTGACGGTGCCAGCGGGCCGTCGTGTGCTGGTCACCAAGCAGACGGCTGCGCGTGAGAACGGCATTTATGTAACGGCTGCCAGTGCCTGGGCTCGGGCGGCTGATGCTGACACCGACCTACGCGTCACGCCGGGTTTGCTGGTGCAGGTCGAGCAAGGGACTGTCAACGGTGATAGCGGTTGGCAGTTGGTCACGGACGGGCCTATCTCGTTGGGTGTCACGGCCCTGAGTTTTGAGATGGCCTGGGGCCGCACAGGCATCGAGCCGGGCACGTATCGCAGTGTCACCGTCGACAAGTATGGACGGATTCTCGGCGGGACCAGTCCGACCACGGTTGCCGGTTATGGCCTGACTGATGTCTATACGGTCGGGCAGATGGATTCCGCTCTGTTGCTTAAAGCGAACGTCGATTCTCCGACTTTTACCGGAACGCCCAAAGCCCCGACTCCAGCTGCCTCAACGAACAGCGAACAGATTGCAACGACCGCGTTTGTTGTGGCGAAAATCGCGGCGCTGGTGGGTGGTGCGCCGGGGGCGATGGATGCGCTGAACGAGCTGGCAGCGGCTATGGGGAATGATCCCAATTTTGCGGCCAGTACGGCCAATGCTCTCGCGCTCAAGGCTCCCTTGGCGTCACCGGTTTTCACCGGGGACCCAAGGGCTCCAACTGTATCGGCGGGCGACAACGATACGTCGGTTGCGACAACCGGTTTTACCCGTCTGTGTATAGGGCTGTTCGGCCTCGGTACTGACAACGCAACTACGGTCGGAGACGCGAACAGTGTCGCCTTGGCAGGTCTGTTTCGGATGAATGCCGACGCGGCCAATATACCTCTGGCGGCGAACGCGACACTGTTGAACATGCGATACAACGACGGCGGGGCGTTTCAGCTATTTTCGGCACTGGCGGGTAGCGGTGGGGGCGCTCGCCTGTTCTGGCGCACTCAGGCTGCAGGCGGCTGGACGGTTTGGCGCGAGGTGGGTGGGCTCGACAGTCCTGTGTTCACGGGCGATCCCAAAGCCCCGACGGCTGCGCTGGGTGATAACGATCTGTCCCTTGCAAATACAGCCTTTGTTCAGGCAACCCTCGCCGGGGTGGGCCTCGGCACAGTCAACAGTTCGTTGGTGTCGGATCTGAACACGGCCGTATTGGGCGGCCTCTACCGCACCAACCCGGCGACCGCCAATCAACCGGGTGCCACGAGTTGTTCGGTCGAGGTTGTGCCTTGGAACAATGGTGGTTGTTTGCAAACGTTGACGCAGTTGGGGGGAGGCAGTCGCAGGTATTGGCGGACGCAGGCCAGCGGCGTCTGGACCAACTGGCGTGAAGTGGTCTCTGTCGATGATCCCGGTCTTGTCCCTACCACCATCGTAGGCAGTGCCCGTAACGTGATCATGAGCGTGGCCAGTGCATCGGCTTCTGCTGTCATCACTGCCGATGAGCTTATCGTTGAGGCAGGTGTGGGTGGCATGGGGTATCGCCTGAGTTCTTTCAATAAGACGATCAACCTGACCGCCGTCGGTAGCGGAGGCATGGACACGGGCGCAGTGCCGGCGAATGGTTTCGTCGCGATCTACGCAATCTATAACCCCATCACCGGAGTGTCAGCACTGTTGGCTACTGACGCCACCTCGGTGGCGATGGGAGAGGTGTACACCGGAGCAAATATGCCCGCAGGGTTCACGGCGTCGGCGTTGGTCAGCGTGTGGAGAATCAAAAACTCTCTGTTTCAGATCGGATTCATGGAGGGAAGAGAGGTGATTTTTACCTATGAAAAGGTGGCAGTGACCACCGCTCAAATCACGGTATTTAAGTCGCTGAGTATCGCATCCGTGATTCCCTTGGCGGCTAAGGCCGTGACGGGTTGGCTGTCCGTCGCGGGCCTCAATACCTCAAACGCCCAGATATCGATTGCCTCGGCTGCGTCTGGAATTGGTTTCCAACAGGTAGCGGGTAACAGCATGTCCGAAACGGTCCAAAACATCTGTACCGGCTCGTTCTCGAACCTCAAGGTAATTACCGCTCAAACCATTTTCTGGCTGGCTGGTGTTCTGTCAGGCACCTTCAAAGAGGGTGCAGTCAATATTTCGGGCTACAGGTTCTGAGGTGATCAATGATCTACGCACAGCTTTCAGATGACGGTGAGACCGTCGTTGCGGTGTTCTCCTGCGCTCAGGATGAAACCGACTACCCGAACCAAGCGCAGCTCCAGGATACCGACGAGCGCTACCTGCAATTCAAACGAAACAGTGAGGCCAGCTGACGCCTGCAAGCGTTAATCCCTCAGATAGCCCCCTCTACAACCGACCAACCCAATAGCCCGCCCTGTGCGGGTTTTCTGTTTTCTGGAGTTTGCTTTATGAGTTTCTTTCACGGCATCACCATGACGACCGTTGACACCGGGGCGCGCACCATCGCGCTGCCGTCGTCTTCGATCATCGGACTGTGCGACGTTTTCACCCCCAGTACCGCGCCTGAGGCCGCCCAGTTGGCAGCAGTCAACGAGCTGAAGCTGATCACCAGCGAGCGTGAAGCCATTGCAGCCTGGGGCGCAGATGCGCCGATCACCAAAGCGTGCCAGGCGATCTTTACGCGTGCTAAGGCCGTGATCGTGGGGTGTGGCGTTGCTGCCGGTTCGACTGCGGCTGAACTGACCTCGGCCGTCATTGGCGGTGTGCTTGCGTCCGGTAAGCGTACAGGTCTGCAAGCGCTGATCGACGGCAAGAGTCTGTTCAATGCCCAGCCGCGACTTCTGATCGCGCCCAAGCATTCGGCCACGCTCGCCGTGGCCACCGCGATGGATGGTCTGGCTGCCAAGTTGCGCGCGATCGCCATTGTTGACGGGCCAGGCACGACCGATGAGGCGGCGATGGCCTACGCGAAAAACTTCGGCAGTAAGCGCATCTTCATGTGTGATCCCGGCGTTCAGTACTGGGACACTACGGCCAGCGAGACCGTTGATGCCCCTGCGTCGGCTTGGGTCGCGGGTCTCTTTGCCTGGACTGACACGGAGTACGGTTTCTGGGCATCACCGTCGAACAAGGATTTTGTCGGCATCACCGGCACTACCAGGCCTGTCGAGTACCTGGCCGGTGACACGACGTGCCGGGCCAACCTTCTGAACAACGCCAATATCGCGACGATCATCCGTGACGACGGCTATCGCTTGTGGGGCAATCGAACGTTGTCCAGTGATGCCAAGTGGTCATTCGTGACTCGGGTTCGCACGCTCGACATCGTCATGGATGCGATCCAGGCAGGGCACAAGTGGGCAGTCGACCGCTCGATCACCAAAACCTACGTCAAGGACGTGACAGAAGGCCTGCAAGCCTTCATGCGCGACCTGAAAAACCAAGGGGCGATCATCAATTTCGAGGTCTACGCGGACACCGAGTTGAACACTGCCAGCCAGCTGGAGCAGGGCAAGGTGTACTGGAACATCCGTTTCACCGATGTGCCGCCTGCCGAAAACCCGAATTTCCGCGTTGAAGTCACCAATCAGTGGCTGACCGAAGTCCTCGAAGCCGCTTAAGGAGCGCTCTACATGATTCCGCAAACCCTTTCCAACACTAACCTGTTCGTCGACGGTATCAACTTCAGCGGTGATGTGCCGGGGCTGACGCTTCCCAAGATGACCCTCAAGACCGAGGAGTACCGCGGCGGCGGCATGGCCGGTCCGGTCGAGGTCGACATGGGCCTGGAAAAGATGGAAGCCAGCTTCACGACCAATGGCGTGCGCCGCGAGTCGCTGAAATTTTTCGGTCTGTCTGATCAGACCGCCTTCAACGGCACATTCAGAGGCTCTTTCAAGGGCCTGAAAGGCGTTTTCACACCGGTGGTGGCTACCTTGCGCGGCATGTTGAAAGAAGTCGATCCAGGCGAGTGGAAGCCCGCCACCGTGGCGGAGATCAAGCACAGCCTCGCCGTCTCCTACTACAAGCTGGAAGTCGACGGTCGTGTTGTTTACGAGATCGACATGGTGAACATGGTGCGCGTGATCGACGGCGTGGACCAGCTCGCAGCAGAACGCGCCGCCCTCGGCCTTTAAGGAACGAACATGACTCAATTAACTGGCAACAACGAAACCACTCCGCTGCCGTCGTGGATCGTCCTGACGGATTCAGGCGCGATCATCACGCTGAAGTACCCGGTGGAAATCAACACCGTGAAAGTCGACAAGGTAACAATGCGCGCACCTTGCGTCAGGGATACCCGTGCTGCAGCGGCCGCTGCCAATGGCAGCCCCGAGGCCCACGAACTCCACTTGTTCTGCAGCCTGATCGAGGCTGGCCGGGACGATCTGGACCGAATGAAACAGCGCGATTATCGCCGCCTGCAGGAAGGCTATTTTCGCCTGGTCGAAGAGGATGAATTGTAATCCCGAGACCATGAGACAGGCGGCGCGCAAGTTGGCAGCGGAGACGGGCTTTTCCGCTGCTGAGATCGAGGCAATGCCTTTCAATCGAATGTTGTGGTGGATCATGGATTGATCCCCCTTTGAACGCCTCGGGTGGTCTATGAGTGATAGTTTGAAGCTGGGCCTTGTCATCGGTGGCGCGGTCAGTGCAACCGTAGGCAAGGCCTTCAAGGACGTTGAGAGCCGTATCAAGGCGCTGGACGACAAAGGTGCCAAGGCTCGCGTCCTGCAGAGCACGATTGGCGAAACGATCAAGTTGCGCGAGGAGTGGCGCAAAGCCCATGCAACGGGCCAGGCCGGTGCGACCGCGTTACTGTCACGTTTGAATTCGAACCTCGATAGCCTCAAGGCGCAGGGCGTCGAGGTCGGACGGCTGAGCAAAGCCTACAAGGAAATGGGGCGCACGGCTCGTTCTGCGGAGTTGCAGGCCAAAGGCCGACGGCAGATGAGCGAGGGGCGGGAGACGGTCAAAAGCTCGGTCGGGCAAGCCGTAGTAGCGGCCGGGGCCTTGGCGATCCCGACGAAAGTCAGCGCGGACTTCGGGGCGATTGTTCGCGACATTGCGATCAAGGCTGGCATTGCCAACAAACCGCAAGAAGCGGAGATGTCACGAACCATCATCACGACCGCCCGTGATACCGGCATGGAGCGCAATCAGGTCGCTGACGTAGTCAATCAGCTGGTCGGTGCGGGTATGGAGCTGAGCAAGGCGCTGGAGTACGCGCCGGTTGCCGCCAAATTCGTGGTCGGTCAGGGTTCCGAAGGGACCGACACAGCGAAGATGATCAACGCCCTGGGGCAAAACGCCAAGATCACCGACGCCAAGGAAATGCAGCAGGCTCTGGAGGCCATCGCCTACCAAGGGCAGGCGGGCAGTTTCGAAGCCTCCGACATGGCAAAGTGGTTTCCCGAACTGCTGGCCAACATGGGCAGTATTGGTATCACCGGCATGGACGCGGTGACGCAGCTCGGTGCAATGCTGCAGGTCCAGATGAAGACGGCGGGCAGCTCTGACGAGGCGGCCAACAACCTGAAAAACTGGATGGGCAAAATCGGTGCTTCGGATACGGTCGATGCCTACAAAAAGGCCGGTATCGATTACGAAGGCTCGATGCAAACCGGCCTGCAGAAAGGCATGTCCACGCTGGAGTCCAGCATGGCGTTGGCCCAGCAGTACATCCAGAAGACTGACCCGAAAAAGGCCGAAGCAATGGCGGCCGCCACGGCCAAAATCAGTAAGGAAACAGATCCGGCCAAGGCCAAGGCCATGATGGAATCACTGTCGCAGGCTTTGAAAACCGGGGACATTTTTGCGGACATGCAGGTCAAGGCTGCGCTTACCGCGTACCTGCAGAACAAGCAGTTGTACAACGATCTGAAATCGCAGTCCCGCAACGCGTCGGGCATTCTCGACAAGAACCTGGCCGAGCGCCGGGAGGGCTCGTCACAGAAGTGGGCCGAGCTTTCACAGGCGGCCAACGATGCCATGCGAAGCGTGGGCGATGCGATCAGACCGGCAACCGATGCCGTGGCGCAAGGTTTGACGACCGTGGCCCAAGGCATCACCACCGTCAGCGACAAGATGCCGAACCTGGCTATGGGACTGACGGGGGCAATCGGGGCTCTACTGGTTGCCAAGTCAGCCTTCGGTGCATTCAAAATCGGCAAGGGCCTGATGAACCTTGCCAGAGGGTCGGTCGGCGGCGCAGCTGGGAAGGTCCAGCAGGTTTTTGTGACCAACGCAAAAGCTGCAGGTGTTGGCAGTACCGCAGCGGCCGCGCCTGGTGCTGCAGCCTCTGGGCGCAAAGCGCGTGTCGCTGCGCTGCTGGGCGTTGGCCTGACAGTGGCGTCCAAAGCAGGTGCGAAGCTGGTCGACAAGGACAAACCGGATGACGCCAAAGGTGATGATGCCAAGGACGCGGAGGCCAAAAGCGCTGATGCAGACGGTGAGACCAAAAGGCCTAAAGGGTTGCTCGGGGTTGGGGTCACCGCGTTAGAGGCTTACCGCGAAACGCTGGAGGCTGGTGCCGATTCAGATGGTGGCTCCAATGGTTCTGGCGAAGGGGGCGGCCTGCAGCGCGTCTTCGTGGTGAACGCCTCGGAGATAGGTGCGGGATCGGGTTTGCCGGGCCAGCGCGAGACATCACGTAGAGGACGGCGATCAGCCCGTGCACGTCGTCGTGCAGGCGCTGCGTCTCGTCCGCCCGTCGTTTCACCGCGTCCAACTGGTGAGCCGCGTACCAGGCCTTTTCCGCCGCGTCCGGTCGGTGAGCCGCGCATCCGCCCGGTACCGCCAAGCCCGCC